TGGTTATTCGTGCGCGCACGCTCTCGCCAGCGCCAGCCTGTCAAGTCGGTTGACCCTCCTGCTATTGACACTCATTCGCAATAAGGGCAGGATTCACCCGCGCCGGTACACTGAGCCCGGCAACCCCCAGCCAATCCCCCCTCACACATGACCGACAAGGCAGCCCCGATCACGGTGGCGATGGCCAAGCGGATCGAGATGTGGCCCCTCGACCGCCTGGTCCCCTACGCCCGCAACAGCCGCCTCCACAGTCCCGAGCAAGTCGCCCAGGTGGCGGCCAGCATCGTGGAGTTCGGCTTTACCAATCCCGTGCTGGTGGACAGCAACGACGGGATCGTGGCCGGTCACGGCCGCCTGGCCGCAGCGCGTGAGCTGGGCCTGCCCGAGGTGCCGGTGGTGGTGCTCGACCACCTGAGCGACCGGCAGAAGCGGGCCTACGTCATTGCCGACAACAAGCTGGCTCTCAACGCCAGCTGGGACGTGGACATGCTGGCGATGGAGGTGGATGCGCTGCGGGAGGAAGATTTCAACCTCGACCTGCTGGGCTTCAGCGAGGACGAGCTGAAGGGCCTGGCGGAGGATGGCTGGGCCAGCGACATCGAGGCGGTGGAGAAGCACGACGAGAACCTGGACGGGATCCAGGCCAAAATCGTGGTGAAGCTGGACGGCACCTACAAGGACGAGGTGACCGAGGCGATCAGGATGTATTGCGACAGCCACGCCATCAGCGTGGAGATCGGATGACGACACCACGCCTCAACATCCTGGTGGCGTATCCGTACATGAACGCCCAGCTGATCGAGGCGCTTGCTCGGATCGGCCCGGAAATGAGGTTCGTGCTCGACTCCGGTGCCTTTACCGCCTGGAAAGCCGGCAAGCCGATCCAACTGGACGACTACTGCCGATTTCTGCATGGGCTGCCGATCAAGCCCTGGCGCTACTTCACGCTGGACGTGATTGGGGACCCAGAGGGCACGTTGCACAACTACGAAACCATGCTCAAGCGTGGGTTCAAGCCAGTGCCGATTTTCACCAGGGGCGAGGACCCCAGCGTGCTGGACGACTACTACAAGACCAGCGACGTGGTGGGCATCGGAGGCCTGGTAGGCACTCCGAACAACCGAGGCTTTGTGCGCGGCATCATGCGCCACGTCGGGAAGCGCGACGTGCACTGGCTGGGATTTACAGACCTCGACTTCATCAAGGTCTTCAAACCGTACATGTGTGACAGCAGCAGCTGGGAGAGTGGTGCAAGATACGGCGGTCTCAAGCTCTACATGGGCCGTGGCAAGTTCGTCACACTCAAGAAGACGCAGTTCCAGGACAAGCCATCTCAGGCTGTGCTGGATCGGATCAAGCAGCTCGGCGTCGATCCCTACCGCTTGTCCAATCTTGGCGAGTGGCATGGTGGTCCATCCGCCTCACGGACCCTTTGTGCCCGCAGCGGGGTGGCGCTCAGTGTGGATGTCGAGCGCATGACGGGCACCAGGCAGTTTCTGGCCCTTACCACTGCCCAGGCGCTGGGACTCGTCTCCCAGGGATTCCAAGACCTCTACCAAAAGGCAACACCATGAAAGCAGTCGCAATCGTTTCGGGGGGCATGGATTCCGTGACCCTCGCCTACTGGCTCAAGGCCCAGGGCTACGACCTGGAGCTGGTGAGCTTCGACTATGGCCAACGCCACCGCCGAGAACTGGAGTGCGCCAAGCACCAGGCCGAGCTGCTGGGTGCGGGCCACACCGTCATCGACATCAGCGGGATCAGGCCGCTGCTCAAGGGCTCGGCGCTCACGGATGAGGTGGAGGTGCCCCACGGCCACTATGCCGAGGAGTCGATGCGGCTGACGGTGGTGCCCAACCGCAACGCCATCATGCTGTCGATCGCGTGGGGCCTGGCGTGCTCCAGCGAGGCCGACGTGCTGGCCTGCGGTGTCCATGCGGGGGATCACTTTATCTACCCCGACTGCCGGCCGGAGTTCATCGCCGAGCTGGGCCAGGCGATGCTCACGGGCACAGTGGGCCACCGCCTGGAGGGGCTGAGCCTGATCGCCCCGTTCGTGGACAAGACCAAGACCGACATCGCCGCGATTGGCGGGGAGCTGGGCGTGCCGTTTGAGCACACCTGGACCTGCTACGAGGGCGGCGAGGTGCATTGCGGCAAGTGCGGCAGCTGCACCGAGCGCAAGGAAGCGTTCCGCGACAGCGGTGTGCCGGATCGGACCAGCTATGCCGCATGAAGATCATCCTGGGCTGTGGCGCAAAGAAAGGCCGCATGGCCGCCCCCGCCTGGCAGCTCTACACCGGCTCGACCTTCCATCTGGCCCTGGCTTGGGCTCGCAGCATCGTGCCACTGCGTTCAATCTACATCCTGTCGGCCAAGTACGGCCTCATCCACTCGATGGATGTGATCGCACCCTACGACGCGCAGATGGGCACGCCGTCCCAGATCATCACAGCACCCGAGGTGGCACGACAGGTGACCGAACTGGGCCTCGATCAGGAGAGGCCTCTCCTCGCCAACACCGGCAAGCCCTACCGGGAGATGCTGAAAGAAGTCCTCCCGCAGTTTGAGTCACTATCGGATCATTGGAACCTACCCGCCGACGGGATGGGATACCAGCGAAGCTGGTTCAAGAACAACCACCGCAAACTTCCAGCGAGACTCCATGCCATCTACATCTGACACGATCCGCGAGCGCCTGCTCGCCACCGGGGCACCGTTCCTGGCCAACGACAACATCGCCGAGGTGATCAAGCCGGGCGACCTCGATGCCCTGGAAGCGGAGGTGGCCGACCGGGTGGAGGACCTGCTGCGGGCACTGGTGATCGACGTGGACAACGACCACAACACCAAGGGCACCGCCGAGCGGGTGGCGCGGATGTATCTGAACGAGGTGTTCAAGGGCCGCTACCACCAGCCGCCACGCATCACCGACTTCCCGAACGCCAAGCAGTTGGACCAGGTCTACAGCGTGGGCCCGATCACGGTGCGCAGCGCCTGCTCCCATCACCTGGTCCCGATCCTGGGCAAGTGCTGGATCGGCGTGAAACCCAGCGACCGGGTGATTGGCCTGTCGAAGTTCAACCGCCTGGCGGAGTGGGTGTTCAGCCGGCCACACATTCAGGAAGAGGCGGTGATGATCCTGGCCGATGAGATCGAACGGCTGGTGAAGCCGGTGGGCCTGATCGTGATCGTGAAGGCGCAGCACTACTGCATGAAATGGCGGGGCGTGCGGGAGCCTGAGACCAACATGGTGACGAGCGTGGTGCGCGGCGAGTTCCGCGAAAAGCCGCACATGAAAGACGAGTTCCTCAAGCTGATCGAGCTGTGATGACCTACACCAGCACCAAGACCTACGGGCACGAGGTTGGGCTCAGCTGCTGCTTCAGGCAGTGGCGGGCCGATCATTCGCACTGTCAGTTCCTGCACGGCTATGCGCTGAGCATCCGACTGGAGTTTGAGGCAACCGAGCTGGATGAACGCAACTGGGTGGTGGACTTTGGCTCGCTGAAAGAGCTGAAGCAGGCGCTGCAAGACACCTTCGACCACAAGACGGTGGTGGCACATGATGACCCGCAGATGGCGTGGTTTGAGCACGGCCAGGAGCTGGGTCTGCTGGAGCTGGTGGTGCTCGATGCGGTGGGCTGTGAGCAGTTCGCTGAGCACGTCTGGACGCTGGCGAACGGCTGGCTGGTGACCAAGGGCTACGCTCCGAGGTGCCGTGTCTCGCTGGTCGAGGTGCGTGAGCACGGGGCCAATTCCGCGATCTTCCGCCCATGAGACACCTGACCTGGGATGAGTTCGATGAGGCGGTCTACCGGATCGCCAACATGTACGAAGGCCGGGCGTTCAACGGCATCTATGGCTTCCCCCGTGGGGGCTTGTGCCTGGCGGTGGCGCTGAGCCACCACCTGGGGCTGCCGCTACTGGGTGAGCTGGAGCCCGACTGCCTGGTGGTGGACGACATCTACGAGACCGGCGTCACCATGAGCCGGGCGCTGGAGGTGCCGGGCTGCGAGTGCGTGGCCTGGATCTCCAAGGCTGCGCCAACATGGTGGCGGGCGGTGGAGGTGGTCGAGACCTCCGACTGGATCGTCTTCCCCTGGGAGAATCCCGCCCAAGCAACCGCAGATCAGGAGGCCTACCGTGCTTCGCGTTAATGAGATGTTCCCCACCATCCAAGGGGAGGCGAACTGGACTGGAACCCCGAGCACCTTCATCAGGCTGCAAGGTTGCCCGGTGGGCTGCCACTGGTGCGACACGAAGCACACCTGGCCGGTGAACGAGAAGAAGAAGATCACC